TAGTAAAGCACTGTAAGCTCTAGCCCACCCTTCACGTGAATCTCCAACTACAATATAGTTATCTTCAACACGGTTAATAGTAGGTATTGTAGGAAGGTTATCAATCTCTGATCGTTCACAAGAGAATCCTACCCCTGTCCCACAACATAAGATATATAATATATCTGAGAAAGACTGGATTGAGTTGATAGGTAAATAAGAACAGTTATATAAACAAGTATCGTCCCTATCAGCTGCCTTTCCAGCAGTCATGAGAGCCCTCATAGAGGGAAACAGCTCAAGATTAAATGTCATCTCTCTAATATCATTCCACTCCTCAAGGTGACCTTCCTTAATAGCAGGAAAACGATCCAAGAAGTAATCATAATACCTATCGACACACTCACGCCATGTCTCTCTCCGCTTCTCATCATCTAGCCATCTGCAGTAGTTACTTGTCACTACAAACTTCTGGAATTCGTCCATGTTTTCTCCTTATTGTCTTTATTACCCATCTTTAGGTACCCATAGACTAATTTTATTTGTTTTTAAGTTGTAAGTCTCTGTGGTTAATATGTTTACGCACTGAGCCATAGCCACAGCTACATCTTTAGAGGACATATCGTACTTCTTCTTCGGTTTGTACTTATCACTAGTATATAGTTCAATAATACACCCCTCCCAATCCCCTTCATCCCACTCTTCTAGCATCTTCTGTGCTGTTTTGGGACCGATTCTCCATAGTCCGGGCAAACCGTCAACAGAATCTCCAGTCATCCACTGTTCAAAGAAGAATCTTCTAGCTTCTTTCTTAGTTATAAACCGTAACTCCTCATCTTTTCTAGGGTTATAGTGCCAACCACATACCCCTTTAAGATCCTTATCTATTGTAACAGCAATAGCCTTGTTAGAGTATGTGTATATCCCAAGTATATCGTCTGCTTCTAAGGAAGGTAATTCTTTACACTTGTACTTATATCTCATGTGGTCCTTCACATCTAATAAATACTCTGGTATATAGAGATCTTCCCTGTTAGCCTTATAATCAGGCCATATATTTCTTCTGAAGTTGTCTACTCTTGAGCAAGACAGTGCTATTGTAATATCATCTACCCCATCAGGAGTCCACTGCTTAACCAGCTTCTCCAACTTAATAGGAAAATCATCAGGATCGTTTACCTCTGCCCAGAACGCCGTCTGGTATGCGAGGATATCGCCATCTAAAAAAGCTTTTCTAGGTTTCTTCCTCATCATCCTCCTCCTCATCAAGCTTACCTAATAAGAGGAGATCAATCAGTTCAGTTATACATCTTGTAAGATCATCAACGTGCTCATCCTTGTACTCCTGATTGTCAGTGGGTATTACACCACACCAAAGAGGAACAAAAGAATGGACCTTTTCTCTAAGATTTTCTATAGTACCTTGGTTCTTAATCAAACAGTTAAATAATTTTCTAAACTCTTTGGCTCCGTTGTCAATAAGTTTAGCCATATCTTCAGAGTGGTGGTTTCTCCACCGTTCCTTTGGATCAACAATCTTTCTGTTACCAGAAGAAAGGAAGATTAAAGTACCCTTGTTATTTAAACCGTACTCTACTTCATTAGGATATCTACAATCATCTATGATAACACAACGTTCCCAATATTTGTTAGAGGAAGCCATTGCCTTTGCTTCTTCTTCGCTAGCTTTCTTAATATCTTTATTCAGCTCTTCTATCCAATAGTTATCGTTCACGGCACGCTTAGCAGCGCCATAAGATTGACAAAACTTTCTATATTCTTTTGGATTATCATCTTTACTATAGCCTTTTTCGTCTGCCATAGCCTTTAGCGGGCCAGCAAAAGACAAAAGCTTAGGGACAAGACCTAAACCAAATACTTCAGCAGCAATTATATGTGCTAGCGTAGTCTTTCCAACCCCAGCTTGTCCAGCTATTATAATTAGCTGCATCATCTAACTCCTTGTAAAGTGTCTTTGGTTGTACGTGGTCTCCTACCTTGAAACCACAAATTCTTAATAAGTAACATGTCATTAACGCACACGATGGTGGTAATAGTTTAGGTAATATAAACCTACCTAGAAAATACCAAAATATAATACTCCTTGCGTCACCAATATAACGGTAACTAGGATACTTCTTTGGTTTATAATTAGCAGCTTCATCATCAGTCAATGGTTTCCACTTAAGTTTATCATGACTATATAAAAAATCAGTAAGCTGCTGAAGGGAAACGTGAGCCTCATCTAACTCTACCACCTTAATAGGGGCATAGACTAGGTTATGGAATTTATCAGCGTCAACAAACTTAGCTTTGTGAGACTTATCTGAAGCTAACACTACTCTACTTCCTTCTCTATCAAGCATTATACCACAGTGATGTATGTCGGTCAAGGCAGAATATTTAATAATCTTTGCTCTCCAGTCTTTTGATCTATCATAAAAACAGACCGAGACTTTAGTTGGAAGAACTTCATACCTCATGATTGATACAGTATTACCATACCCAAGGCAACAGCAAGAGCATGTTCCATACGTGCACCTTCACTCCGCTCCCAACCAGATAACATATAAACACAATGACAAGAAAATACAAGATCAACATCTCGTTTCAAAGCTTCCCTTAATTCTTTCTTAGTCATATCATCCTCAGGATCAACACCTTCATACCTATCAATAGCAGCAGGATTAACAGGATTCCATATATTTTTCTTACGTAGATTCTTCTCTGCTGCATCAAAGGCATCATGATTATTTCTCTCATAACCTCTCATAGGCCCAGCAATATATATATTTAGTTTTGTTTCTACTTTTGTTTCCATCAGTGACACTCCGACCAATTTTTACCAATTCTAAAGTTGCCGTCCATAGGGACAACACAACCTAGTAATTCTCCAGCTTCTATTATTGCTTCAACCCCTAGTTGTCCTACATGTTCTGCTATAGTGGGGTCACATTCAAGCTGCCACTCATCATGAACTGTAGCCATGAATGCAACTCTATCATTATAGAGCATGGATAGCTTAGTGTCAAGAATATTCTGAGCAGTTTTCATAATAACAGCACCATCTCCTTGTATCTGTACATTCAAAGCCTTGTGCTTAGCTCTACAAGGAACCTCTCTATCATCTAGTAGGGTAATCGTTCCCTTCTTTGCTACTTGAAACTGACAATTCTCTATTAGATTCCTAAGAGCAGGCATTTCGGAAAGGAATTTGTTTCTGATTTCCTTACCTTCCTTAGCTCTCTTGCCTACAATCTTACCAATCTTACCATCACCAGCACCATAGACTAGAGCATAGAAAAACGTCTTAGCTTTGTCTCTTGTAGCTAGGCCAGCGGCAGACTGATTCAAGCTATGGATGTCGCCGTTAATAACAACTTCTCCGTAGTTACCATCATCCCAGTTAGCCATTCGATTAGCCAACAACCTAGCTTCTAGACCAGCAGCATCGATACCTACCATAACCCATCCTTCTCTAGGAGTAAACAAGGCTCTGGTTCTAGAGTCTCCTGATACCTGTTGTAGGTTGGGTTGTGATGCAGTCATTCTTCCGGTTACAGTTCCTTGAGTATTAACACTACCATGAATTCTATTATCTCTAGAGTTAACAGCTCTAAGTATCCAGTCAGATAACTGACTAAGCATCTTTATAGTATCAAAGTATCGTGCTAATGTTTTTGCTTCCGGGTAATTAAGATTCTTAAGTACCGCTGAATCAACCTTTGGATTACCCTTATCTGTTTTAGGGGCAACCCATCCATATTTCTTACCCAGTCTCTCAGCTATTTGTTTTCGTGAGGCAGGGTTAAAGTGTGTTGTCTTATCTTTAAGTCTCTTACCTGTCTTATCTGACCATCTCTCCTCCACAATAGGTGGAAAGATCTCACTCATGTCATCTTCAATCAAAACCTTTTCCATAAGCAGGTCATGCTCAAGTAAACTAGCAGCCTCGATATCAAAACCAATACCATTATTAATCTGCCCAGCTATGATAGAAGCTACATCATGCTCAAGTTTAATAGACCTCTTATTATCTATAGCAAAGCTTACTTGGTTATCGTATATAAGTTTTGTTACGTTAACATCCTGAAGACAGTACTTCAGCATATCTTCGTTGTACTTATCAAAGCCAAGGATATACTCTATCTTTTCTTCTCCCAGATGAATACCCCAAGCCTTGAGAGAGTTACCTCCGAAGGGGTGGTTCTGTCTATCTGGGTACATAAGACGGGAGACTGTGAGTGTATCATATTTCTTAGTATGAATTGGTCCATACAATCTTTCCAGCAAAGGAACATCGTATAATATTATATTATGACCAATAATAAGATCAGCCGATCTTAACATCTCAACTCCCTCTTCCATTGTACTCTCATAAAAGAACCATACTTGGTCAGTATCTAGATCGCTTACAACCATACACCATACTCTATCTGCTTCCGGTATAGCTTCGTCACCTTTAACAGTAAGCTCAGTTAAACCATTAGCTTCAACATCAAACACTAATCTTTTCATCGTTTATCCACATTATTAATAGCCTCAGAAATATCCACATCTCCTAACTCAAGGAATTGGACTAGTTCCTTAATCTCTTTCTCTGGGTTCTTCAACATATCCTCAAAGTAAACAGGGATTGAGGGTATATCATAGTTCATAGCTAAGCTATCAAGCATGATACCTTGTGTTGTTTGCATAGTCATTACATCTAAGTATGTTTTATCCTTATACCACTCGGTAAAGTTTGGACTCTTTAGGTTATTCTCTTCTGCTATTTGAATATCAATCTTAGCTAGGTCCATCATACTCTCTGCTTGTTTAACTGTATCTTCTCTCTTACATATAATCATCTTCTCGATATCATTTGTTTGGAGTTCAGTAACCAATGCTCCAGTAATCTTTATAACATGACCAATATTCTGCTCTCCGAAACCCTTCCTACAATGATCGATTATTGTTAGCATATCTAACTCCCAATAACCTTTAGGATTAAAGCTCCTCGCCTTCTTATCTAGCTCAGGACTAGCCTTAACCTTAACATCTGTGTTCTCTCTATTAACAATATTATATGCACCCCAGAATAAGTGCTCATCGTTATCTACCTTGGGATCCCCAACTAAGGGAACCCCAAGGTAATAAAGAGTCTGCATCATGAGACTAGAACCGCAACGACCTGTTCCGGTAACTAGAATCATATGTTATCCCAATCGTTAACGACATTACCATCACCATCAAAGGCGAAGTCTAATTCACTTAGCCTTCCGCTTTCGTGGTCATAGTATAGACACGCAGCAACACCTGATCTACCTGTTAGTCTGTTCTTTAGAACCCTAACAATAGTAGTGTTGCTTACCCTGTCATCAGGATTCTGTCTGTCTCTTTCCAAAGCAATAACAGTATTAGGTACGGAAGATAACGAACCCGAGCCACGTAGATCTTGTAGTGTGATTCGTACTCCCTCTTCATATGCTTTAGTAGTTTTCTTTAGTTGAGAGACAACATCAATATGAACACCCGTTCTTGAGACCAGTGCTCTTAGCTCTTTCATAATATTATCTATTAACAATCTTTCAGAGCCTCCTCCATCGAAGTCACTACTATCATTTAATAGTCCAGCAGCAGCAGCAGTGATATGATCAAGAACAATTACATCAACATCAAGAGACACGGCCATGAACTCAATACGAGCACATAGATTCTTGAGTCCACTGTTGCCAAGATGATCATAGATATATAGGTTAGATCCTTCTAGTTTCTTTCTAGCATCTGCATACTCTTCATCAGTTAGATCACTGATGATATCAATACTAATCGGATCCTTACCAAGCTTAGCTCGAAGTTCATTCATAACTTTCTTCGCTCGGATAGCTCGTACAGGTTTATTAATTAGTAATGATATCATGTCATCAACAGTTTCTTGAGGAGATTCCTCAAGCATAATAGCACCAACACTACGACCTTCTTCAAGGTGGTGGTGGATGATCTCTCTTAGGATAGTTGACTTACCGGAACCAGTTCCAGAAGCCCATAGTGTAACCTCTCCGCTTCTCTGTCCCAATAAGTAGTCGGATAAAGAATCAAACGGGAATGGGTAGACTTTAGTATCCTCAAGAGAGTTGATTGTATTAATTTGAGAAACATGTACAATCTCATCTGGTGAGTATTGTTGTGCTTCCCACATGGCCTGAATAATTTTTCGGCCCTGATTTTGAAGTAGGCATTCATTCGGATCCTTATATGGAAGCGAAGCTACCTTACATTTACCGGGAGGTAATAACTCAGCTACTTCTTTAGTTGCGTCTTGACCAGCATCATCCATGTCGAACATGAGAATGACTTCTTCATAGCTGGTAACGAACTCAAGGTTATCCTTAATAGCTCTAGCAGCTCCTGCTGCACCATTAGGTAGACTAACTACTGGCCACTTAGTTTCCATTAGTTGTCCTACTGTCATGCAGTCAATTTCTCCTTCGGTAATTACAAGCCTCTTACCTTTGGTGCTCTTCCAAAGGTGTTGTCCCCACAAGGGAACCTTAACTGTGTCGCCTCTCCACTGGAAGGCTTTGTTTGGGCCTCTTAATTTCTGAGCAACAACCTTACCATCACGAAAGAAGGAGGCAATCTCTACCTTCTTACCTTCCTTGGTAATAGTTTGATACCCATAGAAACGAGCAGTCTTCTCTGTTATCTTTCTGTCCCCTACACCAATAACTTCTCCAGCGAGAAACTTAGTTGGGGACTTCTGTACTGTAGTAGACATATTTGAATATGCTCCTTCATGATGGCCACAGGCAAAACAATGTTTGCCGCCATCTTCATACACACATAAATTATCTCGGGAGGTGTCCCGCCCACTGTTAGCGCAGGCGGGACACTGAACCCGGTCTTTAATCTTTGACATTTCAACTCCTATTTAGAACAAGTTGACCATGGCATCTTCTTACAAAGCCAGCACCACATCTGCTTACCGACAAGAGCACCGACACCAAACAACGTAACTGAATAAAATACGGTTCCTAATGTAGAATCCATCCAACTCATCATAGTTTAATCTCCTTAATTTTATCGTTTGTAACTATCCTCCAAACGATTCTTCCTGCCCACACAAGACTGATTGCTCCTGTTGCAATCGCAACTGGAATGAAGAACCAGTCTGCGTATAATGCTAATGCATAATTAATTAAGATAAAAATCACACCACCAATTAGCGGTCTCCAACCTAGTGTTCCTCTAGATATTACTAACAAAGCAATACCAGCTAAACAACACAGGCCACCTAGCCAGCCAAGCATGGGGCTGCAAGCATTGTTAACCCCTTGTTGTACTGACGCAGTAATACCATCTAATGGTCCCGTTACTGTCCGTGATAAGCTACATCCAAATAACATAGCACACGTAACACATAACGTTAAAACTTTCCACATATAACCCCCTCCTATTGTAATTGGTCTACACCTAATATAAAGTATCCATCCTCCGTAGGCTTGGTCCATTGTTTAACAGCGTATACTTCAAGAATCTGTGTATCATCTTCCCATAGTTTACCATTTAAACAATCAAACACAGCTTTAATATAGTTATCTATATCAGCTTTCGGAGACATAAGTTTTGTTTTCTTCGGTCTCCTAACAAACAGTTCCAGATCAACTTTAAGCGGTCCAGTATATAAGTCAAAGTCGTTACCAAGAATCATAGGTACCAACTCTATCATCTCCTTCCGGAAATATTTATAAGGTCCAGCAAAGTAGGCCCCACGTTTACATAAGCGAGGCCTACTCGCTGCGACCGGACTAATCGGGAACAACCACTCAGGCATTAGATTGGCAGGTCTTCATCTTCCTTGTCTTCGACAGGGGGGATGAAGTTTGAACCATCAAAACCATCAGTGGCATCGAATCCACCAGTATCCATAATGTTCTTCTCGATAATCTGGCATCCGTTAAGATACAGACTAAGAGAATCATCTCTTGTTAAGATAGCCGGAGCAAGACGAAGCCGAACCTTATCACCACCGAACGGAACAGCATCTGTTCTGTTAGCATGGGCATCCCTACAAGGGAACGTTCGAACATTCTTCTTAACAAAAGCCTTGGACTTAACCTTCAGAGTTGTACGACCTTCATCGTCAACCTTGAGGCCGTTAATCCTGCTTGCGTTATTTTCTGAAACCATTTCGTCTAGCTTCTTCTGAAGCTCATCATCAACAATAATTGTGATGTTATGGTTAGACGAGTCTTCACCAAACTTATCGTCTGGGGCGTGAAGGTGAGCCCAGATAACATCCAGCGTCTCAGTAGTAAAAGCATTAATCTTCATCATCATGTTCATCCTCTATTTCTCCTTTGGTAATATTTTCTTCCATAGATTTAATTGAATTTTCAATGTGATTTACTAACCCCAACAACGAGGTAGCCACATGAGTTAAGTAATTCTTTACCTCTGCATAAGTAATCCATACTTGTTCCTTCTCTTCAGCTTCTGCAAGGCTTCCCTTTTCATCAACAACCTCAGCCTTCCAACCTTCATCGGTTTTAATTTCTGCTTCCGACATTAATCCATTACCTCCATATAGGGGTGTCCATCAATTATTACTCCAGCCCCATTGACTGGCTTCTTTAGAAAGTTCTTACCATAATACATTAAGATGTGGTGTTTGTCAACCCCACAAGGTACATTAAAACCAAATATTTTATTATCATTAGAACCAAGTAGCCAACACAAGCTTCCTGTTGAGTGAACGTGTCCACTAACAGTACTCTGTGCTCTAGTCTTAGCTGCGTTGAAAGCAGGTGAAACACCAGAGTTAGCACCAGTCCCATGAAGATATCCTACACCATCAATTACCCACTCGTACTCCCATTCCCAGTTGGGTGTATTAAAGATTGTTTTATAATCCTTTAGATACATAGCTGGGATGCCAGCATTAGCTGATAATCTATAAACTCTTTCATCGTGGTTTCCTATACATACTTTAGCACTAGGAAAGGCTTTCTTCCATTCCTTTAGTTTTTCCATACTTCTGTGATACTCAGCCACAGCTGCGTCAGCATCTGGGTGTTTCTGGTGAAAGGAAATAGCATGGTGATCTAATACATCACCTATGAAAACAACCTCGTTGGTTCTATATTTTTTGCGAAGTCCCTTACAGAAATCCAAATAGTCTGATCGTTCAGCTGGAAGATGAAGATCACCTATAACCAATACTTTAGTCACAAATAATATCCTCCTCGTAATCGATATAGTCATCATCATCTTCCAAATCTAAATTAGTATCGATGATAAGACCGTCCCAATCCTCAACAAAATGAACGTAATACTCAAAGTCATTAGTATCTATCGGCATAATCTACTCTGGTTCTGGAATTATTAAGGTTAAATTTAGGCCAGTATCTGTTGGAACTCTTTGAACAACAAACTCTTTAAATAAATTAGCCATAAAAATAGACATTAGTGCCTCACTTGGGAACGAAAGATTCAAAACCTTTTCATCCTTACCCTGAAGGGCTAGTTTAACAGTGTACTTCAGGCCGTGTTCCATGTCAGCCTCACTTCCTATTAGCAAATGAGTCATGCTTTCTCCTTTACGCAAAGAAATAATCTGATTGTAAAACTTCCTCAAGCATAAGCTTGCCCCGTGTTGGAACGTCGGGAAGTTTAATTCCTAATTGGTTTTCAACCTCCTTCTTGAAGTTTTCTAGTTGGTTTGTCTTATGAATCTTAACAAACTCTTCTCTTAGTAGGTTTCTCATATCATCTATATAATTAGCATGGCACCCGAAGGAATCATGAATCATACAGAGGTCTATTATACCACAGTCTATCAGTCTGTCAATAGTTAAAAACATATGAGCAGCATCTAAACTGTGTATAAAGTTAGGGGAGATAGCTTGTAAAGAATCACGCGGAGCCACATCATTTGTCTTAACATAGAATATAAGTTCCTTCTTGTTAAACAGATGAGCAAGAGATCTCCTCTTCTGTTGTTTATTATACTGGTGAACTACTTTAAACCCACTGGGGGTTGTCCACTCAACGTGTTTGTTAAGCTTGTTAGCTTCTTCAATAATAGATTTTAAATATTGTTTGCCTTTGTTTGGTCCACTTAATGAGCGGTCAAGGCTAGCTTTAATAGCTCGGGCCAGCTCAACAATAGCTGCACCCTTCTTCTCACGAGACACCCAGTCGAGGTGTCCCTCTTCTTTTAGGTATCTCTGTATTCCATAGAAAGTAAGACCATACGGTTCACACATTGTGCTGCGCTTTGTTACCTTCCTATCAATTTTATTATCCCAAAACTCTAGAAACTCACGATACCAATCGTTGTCGCTACTAAAGTCAGTGCAATAATCAGTAGTAACATCAGCTACATACTGGTATAGATCGTGCGGTTCGTCTGAAGGAGTTACCCCAGTCAGCTTAGCAATATCAGTGTCGCCCATGATAGAAGACCAGTGTTGGTTGCCGTTACATTTACCATCGATCTGTACAGGTACATAACTCATACCATCTTTCCTAGTAATGTCAAAGATCATTGCCAATCTTTGGAAAGACTTGTTCTTCTTCTTGGAATCATCAATCCATTCTTTATTTCCATATGGATCTTGAGATATACGTTCAATCATGTCCCAGTTATCGTCAACCCATTGTATTCTTTTATCAAAGGATACTTTATCTTGGTCAAACAGGTTAGCTAGATATATTTTCTGCCAATACCTACCCCTCTCGGTTATCTTAACACCATTAGCAAACCTAATCATCCCCCTATCTAGGTCAGATGATTGGGGGGACAGCAACTCACAGGTTGTGTATGCCCTGCCCCTGAAATCTAGGGTGTAGACATGATAGAAAAACCCCCAAGGAATAAGATTCTCAGCCAGCTGAAGACGTATTAACATCCTTCCGCGAGCTTGTTCTTGCTTATACCAATCACTCCAAGCTTCCTCTTGGCGTTGACACCAGATAGCCTGTTGTTCTTTTGACCCATCTTTAGGGTACTCCTCATTATACATGAATTCTTCGAACGAAAAGTAGGGTAGATTAGCTAGCCCAGTATTGTTCTTAAACAGGGATTCCATCACCTCTACTACTGGTTCATTGATAGACCACTCTGTTTTCATCATGTGATTCAAACCCTTAACAACCTTTAAAGAAGGGCTCGAAAATTTTTGGTCCCTTTTTTGGTCTCCAAAGAAATTAGATCTAAACTTCTGGACCATAGGTTTCCTTAGGTTGGTATGTATATACCCACCTGTAGATATTGTAGTATGGTCTTCGGGGATAGACAACATAGGTCTATATATTAGTGTAGAGTTCTGAAGAACATCGTGTCTTTTGTGTAGCTCTCTAAGAACATCGGGATGAAACTCAACCGATAGAAATTTCTTATAAGAATTACCTCGTTTTATCATATGAGAAGTTAAGATAATTATATTAGAAGAGGCAGCTATCCTAAGCATGTTATGTCCGAAGTCATGCCTTTGTTTAATTGATAGCTTAACATTTTTGTCCATCTTATCGGCAAATGCACGGCATCTCTTAGGTGTCCAGTTCTTTATAAACTTAGATTGTCTTAACCAATCATCTCTGTTATCTTCCTTAGCTCTTTGGAACGCAATAATATCACAAGCGTCATGAGATATCTGTGTAGCTAAGGTTTGTGCTAGAGGGGGGATAACTTTATCCTTTTCCCACCTGTATCCCCAGAAGGTACTAGAGAACCAGCTTCTAATCACAGCTCTTATAGTTATGTCAGCCATCTTCTGCGGACCCAGCTCAAGTAAGGGGTACAACCATTGAGGTGACTTACTTGATTGACACACCCTATCAATCCACTCCTGAAACACTTCTCTTAGTTCTACAACAGAAGAATCAATAAGTTCTTGTTCAGGTATGCCCTCATCGGGAGCGCGCTCATAGTCTGACCAATATCTAGACTTACCATACTCAAGCATCTCTTGTTCATACAAGATCTGCGAGTTCTTTCTCTCTAACTTAGCGTCATCAGTTAAGGTATCCCATTTCATATAGAATTGTTCTCCCAGAATTCATCCACCTTCTTATTATATTCTTCCTTGGTAATCTTCTTAAAAGCAAGCTCCCAATTAAGATCATATATTTCCTTCGGAATGTTTGAGTCTCGCTGAGAATCTCCCTTACCTGCGCTAGAGTTTGGTGTATATAGTTCTGGTTTCCAGATTCTACTACCACCTCTAGCTTGATGTAGTTCATCTTTTCTATGCTTCTCCCGTAATTTCCTCCAGTTTTTATGCGCATTAAAAGAACCACCAAAGTTTTGATCGTTGGTTTCAATCGATAAACTTTTCTTTTTCCTTGCCATAATACCTCCTCTTTAAACTTACTAAGGAGAAGCGTGGGAGCAGAGCACTTCGGATACAGTAATGTATCGCCCGCAGCAGCAGACCACGCTCCCCCCGTTCAGTTACGTGGGATTAACCCACAAGTTGAAGAGCAGAGCGGAACACTTTAGTAGAATCTTTAGCATTCGTACCAATCAAGTTGCTATAGGCAGCAGAAGCGGGGGTCTTCTTACGTCCTCTAGTAGCAACGCGGTGCTGAATGTGATTCGTAACAGAGTTCGCTGCAATCCAAAGATTTATACCAAAGTCTTTGGCTTCTTCCTCAAACGTATTAGTCCATGAAGAAATCTCAACAGCAGCCTTAACCTTTTCTGCTTCCTCTTCTTCATTGGTGGGGTTGTTAACAATAGTTACATCGTTAAGCATCTGATATACAGACACGAAGAACTTCTTAACATCCTCTACCGTGGGCTCAGTACGGCCAAGAACTTTGACAGTATTCTCAAAGAATGTACCTACCTCATTGTAACGCATGACAGCATCACGGGCAGCATCCATCTTTTCTTCCATATTACCAGCATGTTTAATACTGATCTTGTTAGTAGCCTTGTCAGCCTGACCAATAACCATATCTAATGTGTTCTTACATACAACACGTACAGATGTGGGTAGTGCGGTCATAGACATACTACCATCATGACTCCAGAATAAAGCCATGTACTTATTAACTGCATCATTATAAACAGCATCAAACGTTTCTCCCTTAAGGAGTAAGTAAACCTTTGAACCGTTCTGGACTGAGCCTGCCGACTCAACCTTTACATCCTTACCGAAACACTCAGCAAGTCTGAACACTTCCTCATTCTGAAGTACTTTGTAGTTTGATCCTACAATACCCAGAATATCAGAAGTATCTTGTCGTATAATAGCATGATGATCATCACTATAAGACATAAGTGGAGTGTTGGTAAGGATACCATTACTCTTGCTTACTTTCCAACCAAGGTCGGCTTGTTCAAGTGCATCACTAATACTAAACGGATTCTCAATTACCTTACCAAGGCCGTGCCATGCAGGCTTAGCAAAGTATACTGCAGAATCATTCTCCGTCATCTCGTGTGACATTAGTATCTCCTTCTATATTGTCACTCAATAAACTTTCCCAATCTTTATTTTCCCACTGTTGAAGAATACCTTTAGTTTCTCGGCGGGACTTATAACTCTTAGTCTTTCCTTTTGATTTATCGTCTTTCTTTGGCTTCCTTCTCTTCTCTTCTCGTCGCACGATCTCCCTCCTCGGTTGATAGAATATATTCTAATACATCACCCACTGGTATCCAACCAGCAGTTTCATGTAAGACGAAACCATCGTCTGTGTAATCACAAATATATCCAGTCCGAAGTAAGGAATCAAAAAGAGTAGAAGTTATAGTAACTTGTATTTCCATTTATACCTCATAAACCTTATACTTAGCTACGTAGTGTGGGTGATCATACTCAGCTGACTCTAGTTCAGCCACCCAATCGAGTTCTTGATCGGTTTCAATGTCTCGTAGATAGCCTGTAATATTTACATATATCATCTCGTCCTTGTCAGTAGTGTATTCTACCATAGCCACATCATCTGTCAAGCGCATTCTCATACATACATCATTTTCTTTTGATCCATGCCATTCGTAGGTACCAATCCCCTCATCTTCATAAGCATACTCTAGCTGTTCATTAATCTGATCTCTTACATCATCCTCAAGTAATATCGTCATCGAATCTCCTAGCTTTATAAGTAGCCTTGCTATCTTTATTCAACCATTGAACATCTGCAGTAGTGGATTGTCTGGTAGGATATATAGCGGGTAAGTCTACCCAGTCTACATTATCATCCCAGTAACCACCATCAGTTAGCCATCCTTCTGAAGCACCTGATACCCAGATACCCCATTCTTGCTTAGCCATTATGGTTCTCCATTACAAACACAATACACTGCATATAGAATCGCACATGCAGGTAGTAGTAACATTATAATTAATACAGGTATAGGTATCATAGCTGTGCCACCCATAGAATCCCAAAGATACCACAAGCAACTACAATAGCAATAATAACACCACCAACAATCCAAAAGTTCCTTTCTTTCCTACGTTCACGGGCTCTTTCTTGCCACGATGTAGTAGTTGTACGAGGAACCATATCATAAGAAGGGTAGGGACTGTTGTCTTTCTTTATTACCTTCTTAAGCATTTCCTTTTGCTTTCTCTTAGTATACATCTCATTCCAATAAGCCATTGTTGTTCTCCTTAATAGCTCCGGTGGGACTCGAACCCACACTGTATGGATTTTAAGTCCACTGCCTCTGCCAATTGGGCTACGGAGCCAAACACTCCGGGCAGGATTCGAACCTGCGACCCACGGTTTAGAAGACCGTTGCTCTGTCCCCTGAGCTACCGGAGCAGCATCAGTAGGATCTCCAGTGTTCTTCGTCTTCGGTTTCTATAAATGTAATAGTTACCTTCGATGGCCTACCTTCATCGTTGAACTCAATCTCAACAGGGTAAGCTCCATCACCGTATCCACTAGAGACAGCGACACCAACGCCGTGTCCCAAGGGTGTCGATACACCCTCATGGGTATGCAGTTTATCACAGAAGTCCATCCAATCAGTGACTCTGTTAGTTGCATTATCACCCATGACATAGCACGGGTCGCCAATCCAGATAAGACCAGCATCAACATATACTTCTTTAGTCATCTGATTTCTCCTTCTCTTCTTCTGCAATTCGTTCAACCATATCAAGTGCTTCGTCGAATGCAGATGCTTTCTGTTCTTTATCTTGTAGTTTCTTGGTTGCCCAAGGACATTCATCTATACTATCCACTTCCCAGTCACGCATCTCACTATCATCGGCTTCCCAGCCTTCCCAGTCATACTCCCAAGGGTCATTCATAAACAAATCCTCTGCTTCATCCTTGGTTTCTGCCTCGACTATAGCGTAACACTTTCCCCATGATGTTTCCGAATAATGAATTGTGATTTCAAATGCTTTCTTCATCTTCATCCTCCTCAACTTCAAACCATTGAGCATAGTATTCAACTAAGTTATCAATACCATCAAGACTACCGCAGCCATCACGGCCACCGCATTGCCAATAGAAAGTTTCGGCTACTTCCATCCAATGCTTAGCCTCACGTTCTGCCCAGTATACTTCCTCGTTGAAGTCAGACTGCTTACGCCTTTCGTAGTATTCATCACCATCAGGTGGTACACCCCACATAGCAGAGCTGGGGCATGTACCCCACATGTCAGGCTTATCATTCAGATTCATCATCTTCTAACCTTTCAGCTACAAGTTTCTCAACAGCACTACGGAAGTCATCTTCATAGGCACAGCCATGTCGATCCATCCAGTCTTCCGCCATTACCTCGACATCAGACTCAAGATCTCCTGCTATGTTCTCACCGATCTCTTCAAATGCCTCTTCCATTTCATGGTCAGTTGCTTCCAGTTCATACTGGATCTCCCGCCAGATATGGGTGCTGGGCATGTAGTGGTTCACGATATATTGTAAATCATAAATCATACTCATTAGTTTTTCCGTCCTTTTCTACGGAGTCCATACTTATTCTTCTTAGAACGACGGGGCTTACCCTTCTTTCTAATGTTAGCAATGTGTGACATATCAGCAATTGTTTGCTTAGCCATTGTCAATATCCTCTAAATAAAGCATACTTCGAATCATACATAAAGGTATCTTAGTTAAGTGCCCACATTCTTTGTCACCAATAGAATCCGTGACAGATATATGAGTTGAGTACTCTCCTATAAGAAAGCCTACGGTTTGCATAATAGGGGGAGGAGATTCAATAGAAGACTTAAGATCCTCTAACTCCTGCCATCCATTATCACCTATAGTTTCAGCATCAATCCACAATATCTTTACTATAGGGTTTATTATTGCGTTCATATTGAAGCTCCTGAAACTTTCTAACACTTTCGTGTATAGGTTCATAACCTATATAGCCATATTCTTCCAACCAATTAAGAACATTACCGTCCTTGTTTGATTTAAACACTAAGGTTTCCCATCCTCCATGATCTCGGGCAAGTATACGCGAAACCACATAATATTTACCCTTGATCATATGAAGTTCCTGTCTCTCTTTATCGACAAGATCTTCCTTCATACTTAACTCTTTTACAAAAGTTTCCATATTACCATACTTCAAACCCATCTCCACAGTTGCGGAGGAAAGTTATCCATTCCTTTATATGTTCCCATCGAGTACCGTATGCAGACATTACATCTACCTCAGGTTCATCAACAGGATTAACGAAGCGATGTCCGCCATGTTCATTAGGCTCTCGTTCAATCCACATATCGAGATCATCGAGTTCCTCTGGTGCGTATATCTCTTCTGTTGTTGCCATCTCATTCCAATCAAGCCATTCTTCCATAAGGTCTGCCATCTTCTGGCATACCTCTTCAGAGCGAGGACCGCCGCCACTATTCTCTGCCATAAGATCCCATTCTTGATGGGTCAAATGATCAGCAGCACCACTGTTAGCCATAGCTACACATAAGGGTCGCCATGACCAGCAGTTAGCACGAAAGTACTCACCCTCTTTAGTCTTAGGATTAACTCCTACTACGTCCATGCCCATTTCAGGCTCCTTTGTTAAACTCTTTTTTCCATTGCATATAAACAGGAGGTAAGTCGTTACGTCTACGAGTCCCCACCTTAGGGGTTGCAGAAACAAACTTACCTTCCTTATCGGTTACATGATCCCAATCCTCAGCATATGCCTCAATAGGAAGATACAAATCTATCTCACCATTAAGATGCATATATTGTAGGGAGTTGAGATCATTACAATCTTTACAATTAAACCTATTACCGTTGATCTTGATAGCCTTACCCTTATAGGTAAACTCAGAACCAACAGGCTTAAGGTTATCCTGAAGCCATTTCTTCAGCATTACTTACTCCTTACAGGTTGATTGCAGTGAAGGATACAGTCGATCCTTCGGTGGCGTTCTCGTATACCTTCCTATTATAGAAAGGATTCTTCACGCTGTCAACCCCTCGAAAGAACTTCTTTACATTATTATCTGTACGAATCTGGAACACATAGCCCTTGATTGGGACATGTGTATCTTCAATATACAGATCATAATCTGGGTACTGATTCAACAGGTTGTTGATTGCAGCTACCCCTAGTTCTACCTCGGTTCCGTTGAACCAAGTCTCCCAGTCACCTTCATTGTCATGGCACGCTTCAACAGAGAAGCTAGGCACATCAAATCCAGAAACTCGGGAACGTACTGTAATGTTTGGATACATCATTATTATTCTCCAAAGTTTGAATTCATCTCCACACCTACGTTAGCGTGAAGTTTCTCAAGTTCGTTCAATCGACTGAAAGCCAAGGATCGTA